GGAACGATTGCGCGCTGGAATGCGGCCCACCATGCTTCGAACGTCAGCCTCGCTGTCAAGGGCAATCGTCACCGTGCATTCGTCCAGATCGTAAGCGCAAATGCCAGCGCCCGTAGGCAGCAATTCGCGCGCTTCAGTTTCCCTCGTGTTTGTCATGGCTGGTTCTCGATCTCGCGGATGAAGTTGACGGCGGCTTGCGAAAACCTGTCGATTCCTGTAGATTTTCTGGCGTGATCCACCGCGCATTTCGCTACCGATTGAGCCCTACGCCGGAGCAGGAAACCGCCTTGCGTCAGTTCGCTGGCACGACGCGGTTCATCTACAATTTGGCGTTCGAGCAGAGAGACGTATTCTGGCGTCAATACCGAGCGGCGACGAGCAGCCATCTCAACTTTGTGTCGCAAGGCCGCCAGGTGACCGAACTGCGGCGCGAAGTGGACTGGATAGCCGCCGCGCCAAGCTCGTGCCTCGGCCAAGCCCTGCGCGATCTCGACAGGGCCTTCGCCAACTTCTTCGCTGGCCGCGCTCGCTATCCGACGCCGCGTTGTAAGGGCGTAAACGACAACTTCCGGATCAACGGAAAGGAGCTTGGCGTACGCTCCGCAAACGGGCGTTGGTCGGCTGTCCGCGTCCCCAACCTTGGCTGGATCAAATACCGGGACACGCGCCCCATGCGAGGCCGCCTTCTCAGCGCCACCTTCAGCCATGACGCTCTCGGCTGGCATGTCATCTTCGCCTGCGAGATCGAACACGAGGCACCCGCAAACGATAATCCGGCAGTCGGCATTGATCGCGGCATCGCTGTCAGCTTGGCGCTCAGCAACGGCGAGACCTTCCAGCTTCCCGATCTGTCCCGGCTCGATCACCTGAAGCGTCGGGCTCAGCGTGTTCTCGACCGCCGCCAGCGGGGCAGTAATCGGAGGCGAAAGGCGCTGCGCCGTGTCGCGCAACTGTCCGCCAAGATCGCCCGCATCCGCGCCGACTGGCAGCATAAGGCGAGCCGCGACATTGCCGACCGCTTCGGGCTGGTGGTGATAGAAGATTTGAAGGTCGCCAACATGAGCGCCAGCGGACGCGGAAAACGCGGCCTCAATCGGTCCATCCTCAACCAGGGTTGGGGCGCGTTCGCCACCAAACTGGCGTACAAGTTGGAGGAGCGTGGCGGGGCGCTCGTAACGATCAATCCCGCCTACACCTCGCAGACCTGTTCGGCCTGCGGAACCGTGGACAGCCGAAGCCGCGAGAGCCAAGCTTCCTTCGCCTGTGTCGAATGTGGGTTCCGCGCCAATGCCGACCACAATGCGGCCATCGTGATCTTGCGGCGAAGCACGCCGTCTATGCCCGTGGAGGACGCCGGTTACGGGTCCGTCGAAACGGGAACCTGTCTGGAGGCGGCTTAGGCCGTTCACGGACGATCGCCTTCGGGCGTGGGTGCTGATGCCTCCGATGTTGCTGCGTGGGCCTTGGCGAGGGCTGCGCTTCTCCATCCCGAGAGCGACTGATAATACCAGTGGTGTAGGAACCCGAGTGGCGCTTGCTCGATGCCGCCCATCAGATGCAGCCAGAGCGCACGGCCCGATCTGCCATTGCCGTCCATGAACGGGTGCAGCGTCTCGTAGGCCATGTGGAACTTGAACGCGCTGAGGCCTCGCAGATAGCCATCATCTAGGAGTTTCTGAAGCTCGCGCTCAATCTCCGGCCCTCCGCGCGGTGCGATGTGGTTTCCGACGCGCACATTCTGGCCCATAAAGCGGCGCATAGGCTTCCCCGGCGCGATCACGGCGACGAACGCCTCCAGCCCGCGAACGCCGATCACGGGGAGGTCGAGAAAGGCTTCGTGCGCCGCGATCTCGGCAGGCGTCGGGTCGCGCAAGATGCCTTCGATGCGGTTGCTCTCGCGCACGAAATCGTCGAGCGTGAACGCCACTTCCAGCATATCGGCTCGGTGGGTCATTGCTGATCTCCAGAGGTGGGTGGTGCGGGGAGGGGCTGCCAGTGGGTCGGCTCGCGGACCCACTCGTCAAAGAAGTGGTCGTAATTAACGCCCTGTTCGTCTTCCTCTCGGAATGCCACCGGGTTGTCTGTCCACCAGCGGGCAGCCATGTTGAACCTTGGCACGGCGGCGTAATGCCCTGCGGTCAAAAAACGGCCATCAGTAAGCAGCACTCGTGTCCCATCCTTCGGCGCCGTCTCCATCGTCTGCCAGCCACCCTCCGCCCCTGCCCGGTCGATCATGGGGTGGCCTGAGTGCGACGTGTCGAGGACGATCTCGCCGTTGCAGTGGGGGCAGTGGGTCATGCCTCACTCAGCCCGAAGGCCCCGTTCTCGGCGGCCCTGACACATGCCGTATCGAGCATTTCATCAACGAGCGTCGTGCCATCCTCTTTTTCGTTCTGAAGCTCGCCGAGAAGGTCCTTGGCGAAAAGCGGCGCGTCCACGACAGCAATGTTATGTTGCTCGAAGCCGTATTGCTCATCGAACGCGACTGAGGCGGCGAACGGGATTGCGTCGATCTTGATGCGAATGACGATCTCGCCGCCTTCGATTTGAGCGAGTTCCATGCCCATCATTTCTCTCCTGAGTGGCTGAGTGTAAGCGGGATGGGGGTGCCGCAGGTGGGGCAGGAGGTGGTCATGGATATGGCCTTCCTGAGCGAAGGGCCTGGCGCTCCTCGTAATCGCGCATTTGCCGTTCACGGGCGCTGGGCGGCGGCTCGGATGCGTTGCGCTCCTGCTGGTCGTCCCATGCCCGCTCGCATCGGCAGAACCCGCCCATCTCGTCGGCTTCCCACGGGCATTTGAGGCTCTTGGTGGTGGGGCCGTCGCACTTGACGGTGCCTTCGCCCTTGCAGGTGTCGCATTCGATCATTTGCGGGCGGAGATGAAGCCGATCGACCTCGCCCCTGCCACCGCAGGTCGGGCATTCGAACTCCTGGCAGAGGCAGGGCTGATGGCCGCAGTTCGAGCACATGAAGCGGGTGTTCATGCCGGCCACCGACGCGCAACCTCGTTGTTCACGTAGGTCGACAGCGCCAGATAATCCTCGTCGGAGAGCTGGCCGCGATACGAGTCCTGGACCGCCACCGCGTCGTCGGCGTTGCGGGCCTTGTCGATCGCGGCTTTCGCGTCGGCAAGGGCGGGCTTTTCGCCGCGGTCCTGGTCGCCCGCCCCTTCCTTGAACGCCTTCTGCTGGCGGTCGAAGAGTGAGTCATCCCTTTCAGCGGAGGCCGCAGCTTCCTCCGCCGTGGTTTCGGGCTCAGCTTCGCCGTCTTCCAATCCGGCGGCTGCGGTGCTGATCTCTTCGACTTCCGCCTCGATCTCTTCGGGCTCTGGCTCGTTGATCGCGTCCGCCCCGATATGGGCCTCGAGCGCGTCCAGGCGGGAAGCGGGCGGATCGTTCGCGGGCTGCAACGTCTCCGGCGCCGGCGGCATGGTCTCGTCGCGCTCGAAGATCGCCTCGATGTCGGTCGACTGCGGCAGCCGCTTGGCGTGGTGGCGGATCACCGTCTTGACCGCCCCTTCCTCGTAGAAGGTGGTCCACATCAACGAGTTCTTGCCGACCGGGTTCTGGTTGCGCGCCTTCTCGATCCGCCACCGGGGCAGATAGTCCTTGCTCACCGTGCCGTCCTTGAAGGTGACGACGCTGTAGGCGCCGACGACTTGGCCCGGGTCGCCGTCTAGGAAAGGCCGGTGGTGGATCTGCGGGCGATCGCCGAGCAGATAGTCGAACTCGTCCTTCTCATAGACCGGGAAGGCGTCCCAGGTTGCGATCTCGCCGGAGCGGCGGACCTTCACCATGATGCCCGCGACCATCGGCATCCATTGCGCCTTGCCCTTGAACGGCACGATCGCGCCTTCGCGGCCGTCGGGCAGCAGGCCGTCCTGCGCCGCGCGGACCAGCGCGCCGAACAGCGAGCGGCGCTCCACCTTCTGCGGGTCGAGCAGGGACGGGTTGGCCTGGACCGCCGTGGTGCAGACGCGCTCGAATTTCTCGGGCGAGATATGCGTCGGCAGCGCCATCTTCAGTTGCTCGCGGAAGGCGGGCGTGGCGAGGGTCTGGCGGAAGACGACGACGGGATCGGCGTGGCGTTCGGCGATTGCGGTTGCCATGTTAATTTGCTCCTTGGGATTGAGTTTCAGGGGTTGGCGGAAGCGCGAGCCAATGTGTCGGCTCGACGTCGATTTCCTCGCCGGTCCAGGCGTCGTACCAATTGATCGCGAACGGGTGATCGTCGAAGACCTCATCATCCGCCCAGCAGCCGATGTAGATTTTCGGCTCAGCCGCGTCCGGCGAATAGAGCACGATCGGCGTCCCATCCTTCGGGGCGGTCGAGATGTCCTGCCAAGTCATCGCGGCTCGAACTCCTTAACGTCGAAGCGCCTCCACCCTTTGCGCGCCCCGATGGTGGTGCCGACATGCTCGGCGGTTATGAGAGTGCCGGGGCTGCCCTTCGTCTGGTTCGCCCCGATCTTGTGCCCGGGCAGCAGCGCGTAACCGGCGTCGCCGATCTTCAGCAGCAGCTCGCACTTGATCTCGTCGAGGCGCCCGTCGATCGTCTTGGCCTCCGCCTTCAGCTTCAGCCATTCGCAGGCCAGATGATCCGCCGCGTTGTCGAGCCGCAGGTCGATCACTTCCTCGGTCGGCTCGCCCAGCACCGCGGCGAGCGTGGCGCCGTCGCGGGCAAAGTCGGGGCGGGGCGGATCGTTGGCGGCGATGCTCTGCCAGAAGGTGGTGACGCGGGCCTCGATCTCGGCGTAGAGCTGAGGGCGGAAGTCGTAGCAGAACCGCTCCAACTGGTTGCCGCCGACCAGGACGATGATGTCGCACCACTGGCGGCCGGCGAGACCGGCGTAGACTTGGCTCTGGATCAGATAGTGCGCGGGCGGTTCGTCACCCCATTTCTTGCGGATCAGCCAGTCCGCCGTCTTGATCTCGATGATGCCAGGGCCGCGCTCCGGGCAGGTCGCCAGCGCGTCCGGGTGGCCGCCGAGTCCGTTGCCGTTCGAGAGATGGGCGGGGGCGGGCTCCAGCGTGTAGCCGTAGCGGTCGCAGGCCCATTCGAGGATAGCGGGCTCGAGCCTGATCCCGGCCTCGATGCGATCATTGTTCGGCATCCCGTCCGCCATAAAATCAGGCGTACTGATCGTGCCGTTCTTTCGGTGCCAGAGCTCGTAGGGCGTCAGGTAAGGCGAGACGTCGAATAGGGCCGCCACCTCTGACGCGCCGACATGCTCGGCGCGGAAGGCATCATCGCCATCGGACAGGATGGGGGCGGCCGCGCTCATCACAGCCCCGCCAAGATCGCAGGCGCCGCAAAGCACAGCGCGAAGATCAGCAGGCAGAAGCCAATGTCGGAGAGGGCGCGCTTCATGCCACCAGCTTCCGCAGTTCCGCCCTGATCTCGGGCAGTTCAGTCTCGACGATATGGCGGACGCGCTCGCTCGACTCGCGGGCCTTGGCGAGGGCGGCGTGGAACTCCGCGTGCTGCCGCTTCTGCATGACCGCGACGGCAATATGCCGAACCGCCTTGGCCCGGTTCATCTCGGCCCAGTGAAGGCTCGGCGGGTCAGGGTCGAAGGTGGCGGCGACGAACGCCTCGGCTTCGGCGAGGTCTTCGGGGGAGGGGGATGGCTTGTTCATGCCCCCGATATACCAATACGGTATTAAGGGGTCAAGCGATAAAATACCGCTGTGGTATTATCCCTATTCGGGCCGGTATGAAGCCACCACCACCGCGATGATCCGCGTCTCGACGATGCCGTCCTCGGGCTCGGTCAGGCTGACGGCGTGGAAGGCGGGATTACTCGACCGCGGCACCGCCCAGAGGCGCCCTTCGCCATCTTCCTGCAGCTCCTTCACCGTGGCCTCGACGCGATCGTCCGCGCGCGTGCGAAGGATGACGACTCGCTTGCCTGGCTCGATCTCAGCGCGGCCGAAAACCGAGACGCACTCGACGATCGTTCCTTCCGGATAGACCTCATTCATCGACGCGCCGATCACGCGCAGGCCGAAGCGATGCTCCCTGTCGGCGGTCACGTCTGCTCTGCCGGTGAAGCTCTGCCACTCATCCTCCGCCCACTCGAAGGCTTCGCGCCAGATGCCGGCGGCGACCTCGCCCTTGACGAACAGGCGCGGGCCAAGCGGGACGAAGCCGGCGCCGAACAATTCGCCAGGCTCGACGCCCAGCGCCTTGGCGATCTCGCCGAGCTTCGTCATGTTCGGTTCGCGGGCGCCGCTCTCCCAGCGCTGGACGGTCGGCTGCTCGACGTCGAGCTTTTCGGCAAGCTGGCCCTGCGTCAGCCCGAGCTTCTTCCTGATCGCCGCGATGGTGTCGCCATACCCCATTGGCATATTGTTGCCGAGGAGGAAGCACGGCGGAACCGCCAAGCTGGTATAATGGGGCTTGCGCGGAAATACCGTATTGGTATATGCGGCGATCATGGACGCATATCAATCAGCGCTTCGCCACTTCCTCGGCCGGGACGGCGTGAAGCAGGATGACTTCGCCGCCAAGATCAAGCGATCGCAGCCAGCGCTCAACCGATACGCCCGCGGCCACCGCTTCCCCGATGCCGAGACAGCCAAGCTGATCGACGAGGCGACCGAGGGCGTGGTCCCGTTCAAACTCTGGCAGAGCGTGGCGCTCGAGCGCCTCGGGATTGGTGAAGCAGCATGACCCGCGCCGATCGCCGCAACGCCTCGATGGCCGGCGCCCGCAAGGCTCTCATCTACCGCGAGATCGAGCGCCAAGACGGCCTCGCCTACGCCCGCCGCTACCGCGAGACGCAGCCGTTCAAGGGGCTGCTGGACGCGATTTATGGCGCGGAGGGGTAGGTGGCCGCCCTCATCCTCACCACCGCCATCCTCATCTGCCTTGGCGCGGTCGCGTCGGCGCTGGTGGAAGGGGCGGGCTGACCGATGCGCGAAATCGCCCTCGGCATCGGCCTCATCGGCGCCATCGTCTTTGTCGTCGTCGTGCTCGTCATGGCCACGGCGGAGCTCTGGCTGCCGTTGATTGCCAAACGCCGCCCCGATCCCATGGCTGGCGTGCATGGCGACGTCCCCCGTCTCCCTCGCGAGCAAAGGCGTGGCTGTCCGATGGATGATGATTTCGGTGTTGCCTCCCATTCCGCCTCCAATAGCGAAGGGGCGCAACGAGATCATGGCTGACGTTTCCAGCATCGTGAACTCGATGAAGGCCCGCCAACTGGCGATGCGCCGGCAGATCGACAAGCGCAATATCTCGATGAAGGTGATCGCGGCGGACAGCGACATTCCCTATTCCACTCTGCTTTCCTATTTCCCGGCCGACGAGCAATCGACGCCCGCTTTGATGCCGGTGTCGGCTCAGTACATGCTCTGCGGCGCGGTGCCTGACGATATTCTGTCGCTGCTGCTGCCGGATGGACGGTTGATCGTGACGGTGCCGGACGCGCTGGACCACGACGATGCGGCCAAGGCGATGATGGCATTTCTCGCCACCAAGGAAGCGGCGCATCACCCCGAGAGCGAGGCGGGCCGGGAGATCGGGCCGGGCGAGGACAACGTGCTGCGCGGTGAATTTGCGCGGGTGCAGAGCGCATGAGCCGCCCCGCCACCTCGCGCCTCAAGGTCAATCCCGCCCAGGGCACTATGCCCGTGCTGCAATATTGCACGCCGGACCAGCTGCGCATCGACGACACCTATCAGCGCACGCTGGAGACCGGGCCGAGCCAGACGCTGGTTCGCCGGATCACCATGTTCTGGGACTGGAGCCTGTGCCAGCCCCTGATCGTCGCGCGACGGGATTCGGGCGAGTTCTTCGTCGTCGACGGGCAGCATCGCCTGGCCGCCGCCAAACTGCGCGGTGATATTTTCCAGCTTCCCTGCGTCGTCGCGTCCTATGCCTCGGCGGCGGATGAAGCTGCCTCGTTCGTCGCGCTCAACCAGCAGCGCCGCGCGCTGTCTCGGCTGGACGTCTTCAAGGCGGCGCTGGCGGCCGGCGATGCCGATGCCACCTCGATTGCCGCGGCGCTGGACGACGCTGGGTTGCGCCTCGCCACCAGCACAAACCTCGACACGATCGCGCCGGGCTCGGTCAGCAATGTCGGAGGCCTGCAGAAGTGCCTGCGGGCGCATGGGCCGGAAGTGCTGTCGGCCGCGCTCGACGTCCTCGCTCAGTCCTATAAAGGCCAAGTGCTTCGCTACGCCGGTTCCATCTTCCCAGGCATCGCGGCGATCGTTGCCTCCGAGGTGAAGGCCGTGATCCCGCATGAGACCTGGGCGGACTGTGAAATGTTCGTCGTGATGT